GGACAGTGATGACAAAGGTAAGTTGCATGAAATCCTTTTATCAAAACATCTACATCCAGAAACTAAATTGCCTGCCCATCATCGTGCAGAATCTGAGAATGAAGACCATGCTGGCACACCACAGCAAGTACACGATCGTTTAAAGAAAAAGATTGGTGATGCTGCATACAATGAAATTGATTCCCACGCAAAATCTACAGCTAAAGCATTACACGATCATCTAGTTCAACAGGGACATATCAAATCTGGACATAAGATTGGAAATGTTTATTGGACATCCAACGCTGACAAACCAAACAAACCTGGAGATCATGAAAAGACTACTGGTATTAAAGATGTAAACTCAAACGCAGATTTGATTGCTGAGATTCATGATAAAAATGGTAAGGTTATTGGACATCATGGAATCTCAGCAAAGTACGGAACAAACAAACAACCAAACTATCGCAATCCAGGACTTGACTCTTTAGAGAAAACTGCAAACATTCCAGCTGGTTCTTTAAACTCGCATTTAAAAGTACATGCAGCAGCCATGGAAAAAATAGGTTATACTGGTTCAGCTGAAGATCGTCATGCTCAATACAAAGCAGACAATTTAGGTATTGATAAAGTAAGAGCAGAACATGCTCGTCTTTCTGGACTTCTTTCTTCTGGTAGAAAGTTATCTGCAAAAGAAAAGAATACACATAAACATTTTGAGATGTTTGTTAATGCTCATGATAAGCATAAGAAACCAGATGAATTTCTACAGATGGCTGCATCAAGAGCAAAGTCTGCAGAAGAAGGTGCACTGATTGCTAAACGATCGATCGCAAAGAAATTCGCAGATGGTTTGGCTACACATAATGATACCAAACTTAGAGAAATTGTTAATCAACATGTATCTGCTCCAACTAAAATCCCGCACACTGTGGCGCACTCTCATGTACAAGATGATGGTTCATCAAAACCTTTGGTGAAACCTGCACATAAAATTGCTGACGAACACTTGGACAATTATGAAAATCTTCATGTAGTTCATAATGGTGGCATTGCTGTCAACATTAAAGGTACGCATAAAAAAACTGGTAAGATTATGAATGTGGCGACCATGACTATGAAGGGTTCTTCTGGTCCACACAAGGGAGCCAACGGCACTTTCACCTTAGGATAATCCCCTCAATTCTGTAGGGTTATTAAAGAAAGTTGTTGCCTTTAATTGCAACTTGCGGTATAATAGAGTAGAAAATAAGAGAATGAAAACACTAAAGAATTACATCGTTGAACAAAAGAACACTCACATGACTCATGTGGAAGATCTAGTATTTGATGGTGGTGTTGATGGTACTCGTCAAGCAATTAAGTTTCTTCAAGATCTCCGTGATATGCTTGCTGGAAATTCCAAGACTAAAATCACTGCCACTGTAAAGTGGGATGGTGCACCAGCAGTGTTTGCTGGTATCGATCCAACAGACAAGAAGTTCTTTGTTGCCAAGAAAGGTGTCTTCAATAAGAATCCAATAGTCTACAAAACAAATGCACAAATAGATGCCGACACCACTGGTGATCTTGCTGCAAAGTTAAAGGTGGCTCTTGCCGAGTTTAAGAAACTTGGTATTAAGTCTGGTGTATATCAAGGTGACCTTATGTTCACTGATGATAAAAAGATTGTCACTATTGATGGACAGAAGTATGTTACCTTCCATCCAAATACAATCGTCTATGCTGTTCCTGTTGGCACAGAGTTAGCCAATAAGATTATGAAAGCAAAGATTGGTGTAGTGTGGCACACAACATACACTGGTTCTTCATTCGAGTCAATGACTGCATCTTTTGGTAAATCAATCGTATCAAAGATGACACAATCTGCATCTGTCTGGATGGACGATGCAAACTATAAAGATTACTCTGGCACTGCCACATTCACTCAAGAGCAGACCAAAGAACTAACTGCCATTCTTTCACAGGCTGGAACATTGTTTAGTTCTATTCCTGCTGCAACTCTTAATGCCATTAAAGACAATGAAGATCTTAATACGGCAGTGAATACATACAACAACTCTAAAGTTCGTGCTGGTGAACAGATTACTGATACACATGCACATGTGGTTGGTTTGTTCAATTATATCCACGATAAGTATCAAGGTGAAATTGATAAACTAAAAACAGAAAAGGGTAAGACTGGAAAAGAAGAAAAGCGAAAAGCAGTTTTATCTTTCTTTGCCACTCATGATAAAGCAGAGATTGTAAAGATATTTGATTTGGTTAATTTACTTGCCAAAGCAAAACTGATGATTATAACAAAGATGAATGAAGCAGGACACATTAGCACATTCCTTAGAACTACTGCTGGTTATAAAGTAACTGGTGTTGAAGGATTCGTGGCGATTGATCACCTAACTGGCGGAGCAGTTAAGATTGTAGATCGTTTAGAGTTTAGTAAGTCTAACTTCTCTGCTGATATTATTAAAGGATGGCAACGATGAAAAAACTTATAGTAGTTCTAGCACTTGCTTTATCTGGTTGTGCGTTTATTTTCCCAAAGCCACATGATCCAGTAATGTTTGGATATATGGTTGATGTTAAAGTAGGATTGAGTAAGGTTAGTTGTGACTCAAAACAAGATTGGAAACCTGTGATGGAGAAAATCGAAACTGTCAAAGTCTATTCTGATTTAAGAGACGATCCACAGGCTCCAGCATTAAAGAGTTTACAAGACGCTGTCACCAAAGCATATGATAGTAAGAGTGCTACCTTTTGTGAAAGTGTCCTAAAACTTAACAGAACTAGAGTCGATGTAGCCATCGATGCATGGAAAGGAAGAAAATGAGCATAATGAATTCCTTAAGAGAGCAAGCAGGACTTGGTGGTCCAGCTGCAGTATTAGCCAACGAAATGCTAGTAATTCGTGAGAACTACGAGCAAGGACAATTAACCAAAGAAGAATACGAGTTTCTATTACGAGAGATAGCCAGCATCCGTGCTCAACAAGAATTAGCGTCAGACGAGATCACCTGTCGTTGGATCGTTGATGCAGCAGAGGCATTGATTGCAGTAGCATAACTCCTAAATAACTTAGTAAAACTTTTTTATAGATGGATAAAATGAAAGATTATAAACAGTTAATTAAAGAACTGCCTAGCAAAACAGTGGTATTCGCATTCGGAAGATTTAATCCTCCGACAATGGGACACGAGTTGCTGGTTAAAGCAGTTAAAAAACTGGCTGGTCAACGAAACGCTGACCACGTAATCTATGCATCTAGGTCACAAGATGCTAAAAAGAATCCCCTGTCTATAGAGAAAAAGATCAAGTATCTTAAACTAATGTTTAAGAATACTAATTTTGCTGCAGCCAATGATCAAGAAAGAACATTCATTGAAGCAGCAAAAGCATTGAATAAGAAGTATAAGAACATTATAATGATTGCTGGTTCAGATCGTATTGCTGAATTTAATCGATTGTTAAATACATATAATGGTAAAGAGTTTAATTTCGATACCATTGAAGTTTTATCTGCAGGTGAACGAGATCCAGATGCCGATGATGCTACAGGTATGTCTGCATCTAAGATGCGTAATCTTGCTGTTAAAGGTAGCTACGTAGAATTCAAAAAGGGATTGCCATCTAGTGTTCGTGACATTGATGGCAAACGATTGATGAATGACATTCGTGATGGTATGGGTCTTGAGCCCATCAAAGAACAGATTGTCTTTGTTAAAGATGAACTCCGTGAAAAGTTTTTTCGTGGAGAGATTTTTAACGAAGGAGATATTGTAGAGTCCGCTGGCGAAAGATTTACAATCGTCAAGCGTGGTTCAAATCATTTACTACTAAAAGAATCATCAGGAAATTTAGTATCAAAATGGATTCAAGATGTTCAACCAACAGAAGAAAAAGAAGATATGAACGAATCACTTACAGACAAGACACTAAGACCGACTGACAAGATCAAAGTCGCTCGTATTATCGCAACCATGCTTGGTATTGATAATGCAGAGACATCATCTAATCCAGAGAATCTTATCAATCAAGCACTTCGTAAAGTTCGTACAAAAGCACTTAATCCAGAAGCACTTCATATCCTCGACAAAATGCTTATTCTTGCCACAGAGCAAGGTATTCAATATGATGCTACACTAAAACCATCTAAGTTAAAAGAAGGTGCGATGCAGGTTGGTGGTACTGACAAGATTGAAACAACTACAGACTCAGTTGTTGTAAATAAAAATAGCAAGTACAATATCGCAAAAGATATTCTTCGCTTTAATGATTTCAAAAAATTACAAAAGATGAATTCAGTTAAAGAGGAACAAGAAGAAACTCCAGGACAGCCAGTTCAAATTGGTACTACATTAGCAAAAGATTCTACAGATAATCTTCGTCGTCGCAAAGTTAAATATCATCTTGGCGAACAGAGCAAACCTCCTCATGTAGATATGTCTGCTTATGAAGATGATTCTGCACATGAGAATACTGTTGATCACATTATTAGTAGTCCAGAGCATACTGATAAACAAAAGAAACTTGCAAAGTCTTTCATTGATAAGATGCAAAATATGGCTGAGCAAGATGATAGCGCAGCAAAAGAAACTGCCAAAGCAAATCTAATTGCCAAGCATGCTAAAGAAAAAGAATCTCTTGCTGATAAACAAACTAGAGAAAAAGAATCGTTAAGTGAATTGTCAACGAATCTCTTAGCAAGATATAAAAAGAAAGCATCTGAACAAGCATCTGCATCAGACAAAGCTGGTGACTATGACAAAGGCAACAAGCGTTTCTCTGGTATCATTAAAGCAACTAAGAAACAATTTGATAATGATTTAAAGAAAGAAGAAGTTAAA